ACCACTTCTCATCTTTTTTATTTGTTGAATTAGTTACTACTTCATAAATACCTATTGCATTTAATTCTGATTGCGACCACAGTTGAAATATTTTAGCTGGGTATCTTACATCTCCTATAACCATAGTTTTAGGATTTGTAATTATTTTTGTTATCTCATTGTTTTCTACTAATGCGTACATATTTTAACTTTCACTTAAATTTAATGTTCTACCTACTTCTTGCCACACAGCACCATTATATCTAAAAACTAATATATCTGCTTTACCATCTGCTGAAGTAAATGTTGGTGCAGTTGATGCTGCAAATTCAAATACTGTATTAAATGCTATCGTATGTGAGCCATTGTAATTAATTTCTAAACAAACAAATGAACCTTCAACTGAATTAGTTGGTGCAGAGAATGTAGTGTTTTCTGTTGTTAAATGAAATGCGTTAGGTTTGGCCTGCACATCCCATGCAACGGCGTTTGAAGATGATGTCAATGCTTGTTGTGGAATGTAAGCTAGATCATTAAATTTGATATACCCTGTTCCATTTGTTGAAACATCTATATTACCATTAGCACCATCGGCTAAAGTTATGTTTCCAGCGTTTGTGCCATTATTTGTATTTAAAATTAAATCACCAGTTCCTTGAGTTGTTAATGTTGCATTAGCGTTGTTATCACCAATTTGAACTGTGTCTGCTTGTAAAGTAACATCTCCTGTTCCGTTTGGCGTAAGATCAATATTACCATTAGCTGCATCCGTGATAGTAATTGTTCCAGAGTTAGTTCCTGAGTTTGTATCTAAAACAAGATCATGCGCACCACTAGTTGTTAAAGTTGCAGCAGCTGCTCCTGTTCCAATTCTAACTTCTCCAGAACCTTTTGGTTTAATATGTAAATCAACATTAGTTTCTCCACTTGCACCAAGAATAGGTGGATTACCTGTTGCTGCATTTGTAACTTCTAATTCATTAACTGCTGAAGCAGTTGTTTGAAATATAATTTGTTCAAGACCATTTTCATCTGCAATGAAATGAGCATCATCTATTTTTATATTAAAAGAATTTGTATCTAAATCGCCACCTAATTGTGGTGTAGTGTCATCAACGACATCTGATATACCAGTTCCAATAGCTAGTGTATCTATATCAGGATTAGTTCCATCATTTGCTGTAGCAAAAACAATTTTATCACCTTTGTTTGTAGCTGAAAATGTAAAAGAATCTCCTGAACCAGAAGCATATTTAAATTGTACTGTGTAAGCACCTGAAGTTGAATTTCTTAAAATATAAAAGTTTTGAACATCAATCGGAATAGTTACAATTTGATTTCCTGTAATAGATCCTGTAAACTCAATCATTCTATGTGCAAGTTCTGCTCCAGTTGATCCATCGTTTACAGTAAGAGCAGTAGTTTGTGCACCACCTGCTATTGATTTTGCAATATAACCACCTGAAATTTGTTCAATAACAGATAAGTTAGTATTAGTTTTTGTTCCCCATGTACCGGCATTTTCCCCAGTTGCTTGAAGTTCTATTCCTAAAGGTGTGTACGTTGATGCCATATTTTATCTCCTATGCAGCGTCAGTATAACTTGTATTTGATCCACTTGCAACATTTGAATACGAACTATTTGATCCTGTTGATTGATCAGAATAGGACGAATTAGATCCTGTTGATGTATTACTATACGATGTATTTGAACCAGTGTCAATATTGCTGAAAGAACCGTTTGATCCTGTATTTATATTTGCAAAAGCTTGAACTCCACCCTCTCCTTGTAAAGCGTTAATAGCATCTAAACTTAAACCAACAACATCTGCAGGAGTTAAAGCGCCCACAGCTGAAGTTGCAGATATTCCTGTTAAACCCATGACATCTGCAGGAGTTAAAGAGCCTACAGCTGGAGTTGCAGCAACACCAGTTAGATCAACCAAAGTAACAGGACCAATTTCTAAAGTTCCAATACTGGTTGTTGCAGAAACACCTGTAATTTCTGCTGGACCAAACTCTAAACCTAAAGTTCCAGGACTAGCTGTAGAAGATACTCCTGAAATAGATGCTGGACCAAATTCTAAACCTAAAGTTCCAGGACTAGCTGTAGCTTCTTGACCTGCGATCGCTTGTGTTGAATCAAGTTTAATAGTTGTAGAACCAACGTTTGTTGTAGACTCTTGGCCAGATAAACCAATAACATCTGCAGGAGTTAAAGACCCTACGCTTGCAGTTGCCTCTCTACCTACTAAAGGAATAACTTGATCGGGAGATTCACCCCAACTTAAATCACTCCATCCATCTCTACCCCAACCAACTAAAGTTCCTGCATATGATAAAGTTGGAGTTGCAAAAGTAGCTTCCACTCCAGTTACAGGAACACCACGTTCAGCGTCTACAGCAACTGTTCCAACGCTTGTAGTCATAGAGTGATTAGCACCAATCATCTCTAATAAATATGTAAACGCTGGAGTTATAGATCCCGGTGAAGCAGTTACTTCTAAACCAGTAACAGAAACAGTTTCATCTGCACCTTCCCCCCAATCAGCTGTATTCCAAGTTAATCTTCCCCATCCTGTTTCATTAAAAGATGAAAGATCACCTAATTGTGTTGTAGCTAATTGACCAGAAATGTCAGGCTTGATTACATTATCTTGCCACTCATTTGATCCCCAAGTGTTAGTACCCCAGGTAGATGCCATAAGGAGTTCCTCCTTACGCTATACGGATTATTGCGTTACTTGCGTCTGCTGTTGGAAATTGAATTGTAAAAGTTCCACTAGATACTGTTTTATCACCACCAAAAGCGATAACAGCAACAGCTTTGTCAGATTGTGAATCGTTATAAATTAATGCACCATTAGCTGTAAAAGAAGCTGATGTAAAACTAACATCTGAAAAATCACAAACTGCTGTAGTTCCATCGGTTGTTGGTGTTACACTTGTAAGTGTTGCACCACCTGCAGAGTATGCAGACCCTGATGTATTTGAAATTTCATTTGATGTTGAATAAGCAGTTGTACCTGCACCTAAAGATGCAGAACTTGTAAACAAAGCTATTTTAAAAGTATGTCCACTTGATGCAGTCAAATTATGTGTTCCCACTAAAATTTCTTGTTTGAAACTTGTACAAATTGCTGATGATATTGCCATAATTTAATCTCCTACGGGTTTGCTGAGTTAACTGGAATACGAACAGCACCATCAGTGTAGTCATCTCTTCGTCTTCTACCAACTTGCTCGTTAGCAAACTTCTGTACCTCTTGTTTATATTTATTTTCATACAAAGTCAACATGTCTATCGGACCTTTTAAAAAACCATAGGTTTCTGATAAACAACAATATAAAAGACCATTTGGAAAATTAAGACTAATATAATTACTAGTATTATCTGAAGCTAAAGTAGCTGGCATTTTGTTATAATGAACTCTAAATTTGTATGTTGCATCAGGAACGGGAGCTACGAATATACGTCCAGAGTTAGTATCTCCATCTCCTGTTGCTCCTCCAAACATAGCATAGTATTTAGGTTGTCCTCTTTTTGTTGACTCTGTAGAGGGTATGTATTCTTGTAAATATGTTACATCTTTTTTTTCTAACCAAACATTAGCTCCTGTTGTAGCAGACGTTGAGCTATAAACTTGTATTCCTCTAATAAATAAAGCACCACCAGGTGCATTAATAGTTTCTTGACCTACAACTAAATTACCTATCTGTTGCACTCTATCAGCATCAATAGGCACATCTCTCATTATTCTATATTGTGCGTTTAAGATTATATTTTCTAATATATCAGTTGTTAAAACATTTGAATCTGTTTCTGTGTAATTTCTAATCTGTGTAACTAATCCACTATAACTTAATCCAGCCATTATTCAGAACCTTTATGTTTTAAACGTATCTTTTTTTGTTTTGCAGTTTCTTCATAAACTTCAAGATGTTCATCTTGTTCTGGACAACCACATTGTTTAATACCAAATAATTTACAAATAAAATTTTTAATTTTTTTAATCATGAGCTTAGTGTAACTGGTCCAACTGAACAGCCAACTCCTCCTCCTTTAACACCACCAGTTGTAGCAGTATCTGTATCAACTGTAAAATGAAAAAAATTAGCCACAGAATAATCACTAGTATTTCTAGCATCATTTACATACAATCCTGTTGTAATTGCATAACCAGCTGCTTTAGCAACATTAGCACCTGTTATGCCATCAAAATCTGCAGGGTTTGCAAATTGAAATGTTCCACCTGCTACAGTTATAGCTAAAGGTGCTCCTCTAAATCTGTATGTTGTTCCATTTGTTAAACCGTGACCAGGTGCAGTTACGTTAATAATTCTTGAACCAGAAGAATAAGTTTCAAATCCATTTTCTGGTATAGAATATGGAACATCATTTTCTGTTCTATCAGGTCTAACATTACGTAAAGAAATAGAATCACCATTCATAGGTTTTGGTTCTAATTGTGGTTGCTTAGGTTCAAATTCTGATACGTGCACAAAAGATCCATTCCATTCTCTAACCATTTCTTTAAATGGAAATTCTAGACCAGATCTATCAGATATTGCTTTTGCGTATTTTCCTGTTGCGTACTTTGCCATTATTTACCTCCAGCTCCCATGGGTTTTCCAACACTTCCACCCATAGCGTATTCTCCAGGTTGATACCCTTTTTCTTTTAATCTTTTTTCAAGTTTAGAAAAATCTTTTAATTCTAAACCTTTAATATAAAGATCTAAAAGTTCTTCATCTCCTGTGCTTTCAATAAAATCTTTAAAACTTCCGTAATCTGCCATTATGCTCCTGGGTAATATGCTTTTGGTGTTATGTATGTGCTAGAAGCTGAACCATCTTCTGCTAATGCTCTTGCTAGTTCATCTTCATAAGCTAATTTTGTAGCTTGCATAAGTTGTGGTTGATATTTTTGTGATAAATAATAAGCTAATCCTGAAACCATACAAGGCACAAATCTAAATGGAACGTCTGTTGCATTTGTATAATCACCTACATCTTGTATTCTTTTTATAAAAAAGAAATGCATATCTTTAGATGCGTTTGTTGAATCAGGTGTTGGATAAACATGTATTCTAACTTTATCAATAAATCTTTCTACCCAATATTGATTAGGTGTTCCTTTAGATAATTTATTAGAAAACCCTGCATAAGTAGATCTATCTACTTTAGTCATTGGACTATCTGATTGAGTTGTTTGAGTTCTATTAGATCTTAATTGTGCTTCAAGGACATCGGATATTCCAAATACACTAGCTGGGGCTGTAGTTGTTGCTGAAGTTCCATCATCACTTGATCTAAAAAAATCATAGTCTGATTGTCCTTCAATTAAATCTAAATTAGTATCTCCTATTTCCCAATAGTGAATACCTCTATTACCCCATTCTTGAAATAATATATTAAGAGATCTTTTAGCAGATTTAAGTTGATAACCTGCTACAGAATTTAATCCAATACGTTCAAAAGCATCTTCTATTATTTCTTCAATAGAAAAAGTTTTATCGAACGTTGCTGTTCCCGAAGTAGTATTAGCCATTTAAAATCCTATTCGTAAACTTTAATCCATTCACAAACAACTGTTGCATTATCACCTGCTGTACAAGCTGGTAATACTATGTTGACATCTCCACTGTAACCACT